CCTGAAGTAGTTACTAGACCAAATCTATTAAATCCATCGGTTAATATGTACTTAACTAAATCAGAGAGTAGAGATGGGGGCAAAAGCCTTTACTGGCCTACGTATTCTGATAAATTTATTCGTTTGTATGAAACTTTGGGGTCTGTGCTTCCTAATGGAAGTACTTGGGCTATTCGACCAGGAAAAAGTGAAACTCAATATCCTGAACTAACGACTTCTTTAATACCTTCTGCTTCTTTTGAAAACGATCTTGGAGAGTGGGAAGGAATTAATGCAACCTTATTTAGATCTGTCCCTAGAGGAACTCTTTTTGATGAAACTTGCACTCACGGAACAGCATTTTGTAGAGTGTACGCATCCACAGACTCTGAATTTGGCATAACCTACGATCAAATTGTTGTAGATGCGGGATCAGGTTATTATGCCTCTGTAGCTATTCGTCCAGAAAACGCTGACGCTTTTGGAGTATACAATTTAAAAATAACTTTTTATGATGAGTTTGATATTCAAGTTATTACTAGAACCGATACGGTTTCAATACGTAGAAGTGATCGTTGGGCATACCTATCCACTTACGCTACGGGACTAGAAACTGTAGGGTCTGTTAGGGCTACCATTGAGATTACTGCGGAAACAGATACCCCAGCCGCAGGTCAAACCTTCCATGTTGACAGGGTCGTATTTAGACAGTAAAGTCCTCTCCATGACAACCTTAGTAATTTCCTCTCTAGCAATTGCGGGAATACTAACCGCCATAGAAGGTTTAATAACGCCTATAGGAAAATGGCGGGGGTTAGTAGCCATCATCTTTGGAATAATCTTCCCCTTTATTTTAGGGGTGCAGGACTATACCTTGATTGTCTATTCAATAGCAACTGCCTTTGTCGGTTTGACAGCATCCCTTGCAGTAGAGCAAGCTTTTACTGGTGTATCTGTAAGACAAATGCGAGGTTTACCAAGAGGGGTAGATCGACTATAGTAAATTTACTATAAAGGTTTAAGGAGGGAAAATGGAAGCACCAAATCTAAACCCATATCTTTCGGGTATGGCTCGTGCATTGTGGATGGTTTTTGCCACAGTAGGTCGGCCTATGTCTACCGAAGAAATTATGGAATCTAATTACATGAACGAAGGCAGGGACGCAATTCGAGCTGCCGGATCTGAGCTGAAGAAGTTTGGGTACGTAAAGGCGTTCAAAGAACAGGTCATCGGAGGACGCTGGGTAACTACCTTAAAGTTCACTCCAGTAGGCCGACACTACGTAGATATGTTCAATTGGAACTATCAACCGATGCCTGGAATTCCGACCGTCGGTGAATCAGGCATTACTAGTAATATACAACTAGAGAGCAGTAATAGATTAGAAATACTACGTATTTCTAATCTAGGCGCTGACGCGCCAAGAAAGGAACTTATGCCATGGCCAATAGATGATCCAAAACCCAAATCTAAGAAATCATTAGATACCGACTATGAAGTTGGTTCCGTGGGCAAGGTAGAAGACAAAGTTGCTAAACGCAACGCCAAATACAAACGAACCGCCATCGCCTCCACCCCAGCAGTTATGCGTCGTAACGAAAGGCCTGAGGAAGAGTGGGGAACTAAAGATTTGATTGGAGAGTTCTACGATCTCTGTAATCAGCACGCCCCCGGCGTTCCCGCTCAAGTTAACTCAAAGTATCTTGCTACCTGGATTAATGATCTTGTTGGTCGCGGAACTAAACGCGTAGTTATTCTAAAAGCAATCCGTATGTTCTTTGCAGATCCGCGCTTAACTCGTGATGCTGGAATTGGCTATCCACTTTACAGAAGGTTCTTTCAGTTCTATCCTACGGTCCACGGCAAGGTATCTCAGCCTGAAGAAAAGCAATACGTGGATGAAGACTTTGCCATTCATCAAGAAAAGATGCTAAAGCTTTTGGAGGGCAAGTAATGTACGACTTAAAAGATCTAGCACCTAGCGTTAGAGCTTATATAAACCGTGCTGGCCTCCCAATGAAAAGCGTTGGGCTGGAGCTATCGGACCTAGATCCCTATGAAGGCCAAGTCCTAGACGGGGTCAAGAAGTGGATCGATCTGGTCAATTCCGGCAAGGTCGTAAAAGCCCAGGGAGAACCCACTTGCGGTATGGGTCTCCTTTTGGTGGGTAATCCAGGTCACGGCAAGACTACTCTCGCCTCTACGGCCCTTCAGGAGCTTTTAAGGACTATTCCTAGGGACGTCATAGGTACCCTAGAAAGGTTTCCAGTCCGTCCAGGGTATTTTACGGACTATCCCAGGTTCTTACGCCTTCAGAAGCGTCAATGGGATCCTGACGCAGATGAGACAGAATCAAGCCTTGTAGAGGGGCTATACGGCGATGCTCAAGATCACTTGAACGTAAAGATTTTAGTTCTAGATGATTTAGGCAAGGAATATCGAACAGCAAGTGGTTGGTCTGAAAATACTTTTGATGCTTTACTTAGATCCAGATTCAACGCTGGACTTCCCACGATAATTACGACTAACGTTCCACTTAAGCAATGGATTGACGTATATGGGGCTCCTATGGCAAGTTTTGCATACGAAGCTTTTTTCCCCTACGTTATATCCTCCGGAGAGGGAGATAGAAGAAAATTATGAGCTCAATGAAAACAATACAATTTTTTGTTTCTACAAGTGGTGTCGATGAAGTTATGACAGATAAAGAGTTAAATCTAAAATGTACTTGTGAAGGATTCAAAGCTCGCAAAAAATGTAAACATATAACGTGGTGCGAATTAGAATTAGCTAACGGTACTTTTCCAATTCAAATTGATAAATCTACTCCAGATTCTGCAATTAAAAAAGCAAAAGAATCAGATGAGGCATTTAGAGAGTTTTTAATTAGATATGGAAAGATAGAGGCAATTTAACTTTGAGGGGGGGCGATATTTCAAACGAGGTTCCTCTTCGAGTCTCAGTTTCTCTTGACTGCGTAATCGATAAGAAACCCTCTGTTCGTAGATTTTTAGGTATTCCAATAATGGAAGAGGATATTACCTATAATCGAGCTGCCCTATCATTGTTCTGGCGTTTTTCTCAAAAGTATGGTTACAGCCTAGAGTTAATAGGTTTTGGGTATTCCAAAAAAGAAATGAAAGATATACAAGAAGACCTTGACAATCTAGGTACTAATCCGTTTAATTATTTTTTATCTTATAAGACTATTTCTGATTTTGTAAGGGAGCTTCCCTATCGCCCAGAATTGGTAGGAGTTGTGGATACTCCAGACAGGGCCCTAAGATACGGCGGCAAATATATAGATATTGGGAGAGTTTAATGGCTGCGGATAACGAGATACGGCTCATATCAAAAGCAATCCGTGATAGAGATATATCTATTCTCCTTGAACGAGGTATACACGAAGATTGGTTTTATGTTGAAGATAACCGTGAGGTATGGAAATTTATACACAATCACTGGAAAAAATACAGTGAAGTTCCAACTGCAGTTACAGTAAAAGATAACTTTCCTACATATCGACTTCTAGATGTTCAAGACAGTTAATCCTATCTTTTAGATCAACTAATTGAGTATAGGAAACGTCAAAAGACTATAGAAGTAGTTCAGTTAGCTGCAGATGCAGTCTCTGCTGGAGATCACAACAGTGCTTTAACTATTCTTGGTGCTGGAATAGCAAAGCTATCTGATGAAGGCGTAAACCGCATAACAGATATAAATCTTTCTAACAATGCTACTCAAAGATACGACGAATATTTGAATGTTAAAACGAGACCTAATGGTCTTATTGGTATGGCAACTGGTTTTCAAGTTATGGATTTTGCAACAGCTGGTTTACAGCCCGGTCAGTTAATTACAATCATAGCTCCGCCTAAAACTGGTAAATCTGTCCTAGCTATGCAGATGGCAGCTAACGTACACGATGATGGTTTTGTCCCCATGTTTCAATCTTTTGAGATGAGCAATATTGAACAACAAAGGCGTCATGATGCTATGCGAGCGCACATCTCTAATGGAAGACTTATGCGTGGAGCCTTAAAGCCTGAAGAAGAAATTCGATATCAAAAGTTCTTACAGCGCATGGACGCTATGCACAATTTTTATCTATCAGAGTCGGTATCTGCTCAAACTATAAGTGCTTTGTCAGTAAAGATTGAGAAGTTACGCCCAGATATTCTTTTTGTTGATGGTGTGTATTTGATGGTTGATGAAATGACGGGAGAAATGACTACTCCCCTTGCCTTAACAAATATAACTCGTTCTATGAAACGCTTGAGTCAACAACATGAGATCCCAATAGTTCAAACAACTCAGGTTTTAAATCACAAAGTACGTAGGGGACAGGTTACTGCTGACTCAATTGGTTATTCTTCATCTTTTCTCCAGGATTCAGACGTTATCTTTGCTCTGCAACGTCAAGACGAAGCAGACGATAGCTCCAGATTGTTAAAAATAGTTGCAAGTCGCAACTGCGGTCCCGCTGAAGTAGAACTTCTATGGGACTGGGAAGAAGGAAGGTTCGAGGAATATGGAAGCGCAGTATCCATATGATGGCAGCCAACTCTGTAAGAATGAGGATCCGGAAATATTTTTTCCGGAAGACTACAGTGTTAAGTCTAAGGTTAACGTTGCTAAGGATATCTGTCGTAAATGTCCTCTTATCAATTCTTGCCTTGAGTATGCGATATTTGAGCCGAATCTTGAAGGAATATGGGGAGCCACAACTCCAAGAGAGCGTCAAAGAATCAGATCTCAGAGGAGAAGACGTGCCCCGATCTATTCGTGAACTTAAGCCAGATTACACTGGTACTTTGGATCACGAAAATGAAATTCATCATGAATGTCCAGTATGTGATTCAAATATTTGGAACATTAAAGCAATGTTTGACGAGTATGAGATCTCAACGTACTTTATTGACATGGAGTGCTCAGTATGCGGAACTTTTGCTAAAGCCCCTACTTTGGTGGATAAACCGTAATGTTCTATCAAGAGGGGGATATAGAGCGTACTCTTTTACGTTTAGGTATAGAGGCTTCTCAAAGACGATCTGAATTAATTGCTTTATGCCCTATGCACAAGTATAGAGTTGGAAAAGAAGACACTAATCCTTCTTGGTCTATAAATGCCGATACCGGAGCTCATCATTGTTTTTCTTGTGGGTACAAGGGAAACCTATTAACTTTAATTTCTGATCTTCTAGAGTATGGGGATCTAGAAAAAGCAAAGTCATGGTTAAGGTCTAATACCGATGTAAATTGGGAATTAGTATCTAAACAACTAAATGAGGCTAAGAAAACCTATATTCATTTACCAAAATTAGTTCCTATGAGTGAGGCTCGACTTGCTGTTTTCAAAGAAGTTCCTGCTTGGGCTGCAAAAGATCGCGGATTGTCAGTAGAAGCTTGCAACACCTACGGAGTATCTTGGAGAGAATCAGATTCTACTTGGATACTCCCCATTAGGTCTTTAGATGATCGTCTTTTGGGTTGGCAAGAAAAAGGGCATCTGTCTAGAAAGTTTTTTAATCGACCTCCAGGCGTCCCAAAATCAAAAACTTTATTTGGCATGAATTGTTGGGATAAAGATCAAATGATAGTTATCGAATCTCCATTAGATGCGGTTAAATTAAAGTCTGTTGGTATACCTGGCGGCGTAGCTACTTTTGGCGCTGTTGTTAGCGAAGATCAGATTGAAATAATGCGTAAAGCGGAAAATTTAATTATTGCTATGGATAACGATGAGGCCGGCAATAAAGCCAACAAGTTTCTTTTAGACTCTTTTAGGAAATTAGGTATAGAGTGCTGGTTCTTTAATTACGGAGATTTGGACAAAAAGGACATTGGCGATTTAACTCCTGATCAGATAGACTGGGGTTTAGAAAACGCAAGACACTGTGTCTTGGGGAGGTTAGCTATACATGGGAGCTAAAAAGGGAAGTAAGAAAGCCACCAGTACTGGAAACACTGGAGGATCAATGGGCGGAGCAATGGAGTATACAAAAGGCTATAAACGTCGCTTAGCAGAACGTTTAAAAAAAGAGGACGAATATTATGCTTCTATGTGTGGCCCAGTCACTGTTAGAAAAATAGGAGATCCTAAATGACTTTTGTTGGAACTCTTTTACCTTTTCAACCAGAAGCTGTAGACAAAATGATTTTAAAACGCAACATGTTAGTGGCATACGATCTTGGTTTAGGTAAAACAGTTTTGACTATTGCTGCTATAGAGAGTCTTATGGATAGTGGGGATATAGAAGAACCTGGTATAGTTATATGCTTATCCTCATTGAAATATCAATGGGCCGCTCAAATAGAAAAGTTTACTAATGGATCTTCAAACGCTTTGGTCATTGATGGAACCCAAAAACAAAGAACAGATCAATACGCTAAAGCTTTCGACTGGTACAACACCGAGGTGGATTACATCATTGTTAACTACGAGCAGGTTGTTAACGACTGGTCTTTTATTTCATCATTACCAAGAGGATTCGTCGTTGTCGACGAAGCAACCGCCATTAAATCCTTTAAATCAAAACGATCAAGATACGTTAAGCAACTAGACTCAAAGTATAAATTTGCTCTTACCGGTACTCCAGTAGAGAACGGTAAACCGGAAGAAATCTATTCCATAATGCAGTTTGTAAACCCTAAAGTTCTAGGTAGATTTGATCTATTTGATGCCACGTTTATTGTAAGAAATCAATTTGGCGGTGTAGAGAGGTATAGAAATCTACCTACACTGCACAAAACTTTATCTCCAGCAATAGTTCGTAAACGTCAACAAGATCCAGATGTTGCTCCCTATTTGCCTGAAGAAATAAAAGCAGAACCAATACTTATTCAATTTGATCGTAAAGCGGCTGTTCTATACAGGCAAATTGTTACCGAATTGTTAGACGATCTAGATGAAGCATTAAATTCTTTTGGCCCTAGGTTTGATTTATTTTCTCATTATGGAAATCAAAGCGATCAGGGTGGTTCAGGAGATCAATTACGTGGGCGAATAATGTCTAAACTAACCGCTTTGCGTATGTTGTGTGATCATCCAGATCTGTTGAGACATTCTGCAGAAATATTTAATGCCATGTCTGGAGAAGGATCTAAGTATGCTTGGGAGTTAAAAGATTCGGGTATGCTTTCTGATCTAAAATCTGCCCCTAAATTGGATGTTTTAGTAGACTTTGCAGACAATTTTTTATCTGAATACGACGGCAATAAAGTTGTTATATTTACTAGCTACGTTTTGATGACTGAGATTATTGCTAAAGCTTTAGAAAAAAAGGGGTATAGGTCAACTACGTATACTGGACAGATGGATGCTAAAACTAAAGAGGCATCTAAGCTTGAATTTCAAACAAACCCTAATTGCAGGGTTCTGGTGAGTTCTGACGCAGGTGGGTACGGAGTAGATCTTCCACAGGCAAATATGTTAATAAATTATGATTTACCTTGGAATGCCGGGTTAGCTGTCCAAAGAAACGGTAGAATTAAACGAGCTTCCAGTACTTGGAACTCTATAGTTATCCAGGATCTCCTTATCGATGGATCCATAGAGGAAAGGCAGCACGCCCTCTTGGAACAAAAAAATGCTGTGGCAAACGCAGTAGTTGATGGGGAAGGAATAAACGACCGTGGTGGGGTTACCCTTACTGCCGGAAGTTTGAGGGCTTTTTTAGAATCTAGTATAGTTTGAACAAGGAGATCTTTTGCCAAACTCACCTAAAACCCCTACTCGAACAATTAGGGTACCCAATGAACTTTGGAGCGCAGTAAAGGAAAAAGCTGCACTTGACAACAGAACCATCACCGATGTTATTATAGAAGCTCTGAAAGAATACATTTCAGACTAACAAACCTGAGGAGGGAAAATGCCAAAAATAGCAAAGCCACCAAGAGTAATACCCGTAGTAGACCCCTTAATTCAAAAATTTAGGGACTTCATTTCTTTTAAAACTCGGATTGATTCTTTGACTAAAGAACAAAATGCTTTAAAAGAGGAGTTAAATCAATACGTAATTGAAAATGGCGTAGAAGATGATCGTGGGCATATAAATTTTGAGTTGCCTGAAGAAGTAGACGGGTTTAGACGACTACAACGTCAGAGAAAAGTATCTTTAGGTTTAGATATGGATGCTGCTATTTTGATCCTTACAAAAAAAGGATTAGCAGATCGCTGCATAAAGTCAATCCCTACAGTTGCAGAGGATGAGGTTATGGCTGCCCTTTACGAGGGTAAACTAACCGAAGAAGACATAGACACCATGTTTCCTAAAAAGGTTACTTGGGCATTTATTCCTAAGAAAGATTAAAATGCCAGACACCATTGATGAAATGTTTAAAAACGTAGACCAGTATTATCCTGGCTCTAAACGTAAACGTAAGTCAATGTCCTTTCCTGAACCAATTAAAAAAGCAGATAAAGATTCTTGGGAATCTCAAGGAAAAATAAAAAATTTACCTAACGGTAATTCAGTAGAACTATTTAGTGCCGGGTCTTTGTGCTTGGCCTTGAACAGGCCTCTAGTTACAATCAGATTGTGGGAAAGAAAGGGTTACATACCCAGAGCCCCCTATAGATTAAAAGCTAGGGTTGTTGATGGAAAAAAAGAGCCCGGATGGCGCATGTACAGCCGAGCTATGATAGAGTCTGCTGTAGAAAGTTTTCAGTCCAGGGGTCTCATAGAGTCTCCTAGGATTGAATGGAATCGTAATTCAGATCTTTCAGTAGAGTTACTGGAAAACTGGACTAAGATTCACACGCAAGAAACCAATGCCAATGCCTAATGCTTATGCCGAAGGCCGATAAGAAAGGAACCACCCAAATGGGAGTTCAGACAACAAATCCACTACGTATTCGTAAAGAAGCACCAAGCGTAGCTTCTTACGTTTCCGAAGAAGAAAATCTAGACGCAACATCTTCTACAGAGATGTTTGAGCCAGAAGATGAAACTGAAGTAGCAGAACGTTCTTCAGCAATTCAATCCGGTTGGTCCGCTGCTAAAAAAGCAGTAGCTAACGCAAGTAAATCCTTCACAACTGATTTTAAGTTTGAAGAAAATGTCCAGTTAATTAAATTTATATCTGCAGAGCCTTTGAGCTTTTTGCAGCACTGGGTAAATCGTCCAGGTAAAAAGTCCTTTATCGGTTGGGATGGAGATCCTTTATGCCGAGTAGGAAATAAACCAGAACAAAAGTTTGCCTTCTCCGTAGTTAACTTGACCGATTTAGAATCTGAACCAGAAGTTCAGTTCATGACTGTTGGAGTACGTCTCTGCGGTCAACTAGAAAAACTAAACGCTGATAAAAAGACTGGACCACTCAATCGTCCAGATATTTATTGGGCAGTTAGTAAGTCTGGTCAAGGTACAAAAACCTCCTATTCAATTGTTCCCGTAAAAGAACGGGATCTTGTTGAGGATTGGGAAATTGATCCTGCAGCAGCCGCGGAAATGCTTTCTAAGCTAAAGCCTTTGGGTCCTGAAGCACTTCGTGTTTCTACTGCAGCTGATTTAGAAGAAATTGCAAAAGAACTTCTAGCCGGTCAATAAACCAACAATTGCCGGGGGCCTAGGTTTCCTCCCCTCCTTTTCCTAGGTCCCCGGTCTAATAAGGAGGCATAATCAGATTTGCATCCCGCAATAAAATTAGATTACTTTTGGATTGATATAAATGGGGAAGGTCACTGTGAATGTGACCAATGTAAAAAGAACTAGGGGACAACAGTGAAAGTCATCTATACTTTAGATCAACTACAAGAAGTAGTCGATGCGTATAGCAAAGTAGATGCGTTTGTTTTTGACGTAGAAACTATGGGTAATCATCGCGGAGATCCCAGACAAAATAAAGTAGTCTGGATTGCACTTGCCACATATGATCGCGTTGATGTTATCCCTATGGGTCATCCAAACGGTCAACATATTCGTACAGAGTATCCTTTGCTTCCTTCTGCACACCTTCGTGTAGAGAAGGGTTTAGAGTTAAGGCCTCAGGATTACAGCAAAGATGAAAAAAAAGCAACAAAAGTTTTCTCATCAGCTCCAGAACAACTTACTCCTGCAGAAGTATTTAAAGCTTTAAAGCCTTTATTTAACAGTGACAAGGTCAAGGGAGGACACAACCTTAAGTTTGATTTACAAAGTGTTTCTAAATACATTGGCGGTCTTCCAGAACCTAAATATTTTTGTACTTTAAACGCTGCTTTTGTATTAAATAATCTCCATCGTATCGGTTTAGGTTTAGACGATTGTTTAAAAAGAGAATTTAATTATGACATGGTAAAGGGTGTTGGAAAAGAAATTGAAAAATATTCTTTTGATGAGGTAGCTACTTACGCTGGACTTGATGCCGAGTGGACCTGGAAACTGTACCTTCACTACTCAAAGCAATTAGACTCTGATTCTTTATTTGGCATATTTTCTCTTGAGATGGATGTATTGCAGGTAATATGTGAGATGGAGCTTCGAGGTGCAGATATAGATGTAGCTCAACTTTCACAATTAAAGATAGATTTAGAGAAACAGCTAGAAGACACGAAAGCAGAAATTTACTCTTTAGCTGGTAAGGCATTTAACATTAACTCCGTTCCTGAAAAGCAGCGCCTTCTTTTCACATCAAAGAAAGAAGGCGGTAGAGGGATAAAACCGACTGTGCTTACCCCTGCTGGAAAAGCACACGCAGAAAAAGGAACTCCCCTTACAGTCCATGATTTTTCTGTATCTGAGCCGGCTCTAGAAAAGTTCCGGGGTAGAGACTCTCTTGTAGATGCCTTGATGACTTACTCTGACTTAAACAAGCTTTTAACTACTTATGTAATTCCGTATTTAGGTGGAGACGTTACTCGCACCCTTGCCGGTAAGTCTAAAATTGTTGCTAAAGAGCGACTTTTATATAAAAATCGAATACACACAGATTTTGTACAGTACGGCACTGAGACCGGACGTTTTTCTAGTAGAAACCCTAATTTGCAAAACGTTCCTGCTCCACACACGGCTAATGGAAAAGCAATTAGAAATCTCTTTGTTGCTCCCCCGGGACACAAATTAGTGGTTGCTGACTACAGTCAAATAGAGCCTAGAATAATTGCTTCGTTTAGTCAGGATCGGACTATGATTTCTGCGTACCTAAACGGGGAGGATATTTACACGGCTATTGGTAATACTGTGGGTGTTGATAGAAAAGCCGGAAAAGTTCTTGTACTATCTCTGGCATATGGTGTTGGACCAGACAAAATTGCTAACGAAATTGGGTGTTCTTTAACAGAGGCCAGAAACCTACTAGATACGTTTTCGCGTAAATTTCCCGCTGTAAATTTATATAAAAAAAGAGTAATAAGCGATTGCCGTAGACAAACTCCTATGCCCTATGCCAGTACGCTATTAAAACGTAGACGTTATATACCAGATCTAAGATCTAAAGAGCAGTGGAAACGTGCTAGAGCAGAGCGTCAGGCATTTAACACGGTAATTCAAGGTTCAGCTGCAGACCTTATAAAAGTAGCTATGGTACGGGCTAGAAACCTTATCCCCCAGGAATCAAACCTGATTTTGACTGTTCATGATGAATTGGTTACTATAACCCCTAATCATTTAGCTGAAGAGACTGTTAATGCAGTCAGAGAGGCTATGGAAGGCGTAAATGCCCTTAAAGTTCCTATGATTGCAGACGTAAAGGTGGTAAGCAAATGGGGAGAAGCAAAGTGACGACTTTTGCTAGAAATCGTCTTGAACGAAAGTTAGACGAACATAATCATACTATGGAACTTATAAGAACAATTATTCCATTAGCGACCCTTTTTATACAGATTCTTATATTGATAAGGTTGAACTAATGTTTAAATTTATAAATAAAAAGCGTAAGAATAAGAAAGAACCGGAGTTAAGTGTAATTAATATTCCACTTCCCGTGTTGATACGACAAGTGGTTTATGATTCTGCTTTTGAATCAACAGAAGAAATAGCAAATCTTATAGGCTTACCTCCCATATCTGAAGAAGTACATGAGATGGAGGAACGAGCCAGCGATTTGAGGTTACAAAGGTTTGTTTCTTTAATGCCAATTATAGACACCCATGCAGATATCTCCGCAGAAATTGCTAGTTTTGCCTATGTACTTGAATCTAAAAAAGACGACGGTTCTTTTTCAATAGATGAAAAGGACTTGTCTGAATTAAAAAAACTTTTTAAGATAATTTCTATCTCATCTGCTGTTTCTTGTATATCTTCACTTATGGATTTACGACTACTACACACAGAGGTGATACCTAATGACTAATGACTGGTGGACTAAAAAACTATCACAACCAAACGTACCTTCAGTACCCCCAACATCCCCAAAACCTTCGGTACCGTATAGGTACTCGCCACTTCAAAATACTCCAGTTACATACGATCCCGAGAGAGATCAAACCGTTACTAAAGCGCAAAGCGCTCGCCAGGTAGATCGTTGTCCTGGATGTAATTCAGGAAATTATATGGCGCCCCAAGGTACAAATTTAAAACGTTGCTATGACTGCGGCTACCCGTTAGTTCAATCTGGAACAGGTACTGGAATCCCTACCGATGGTGCCCCAGCTGTACCAGCAAAGCAACCTGCTGTAGGATCCGGTTTTAATCCACAAACTATCGTAGAAAGACTAGGCTAATGATGACCCTGAACTCTGAAGTATTAAAAGTTGCTGCTCTAATAAATAAAAAGTTGGGTGACAACACTGTTGTACCTGCAAGCATGACCAAAGTTCCTAAGAGGATAACAACTGGCTCTCTTACGCTAGATGTTGTACTCGGTGGAGGTTGGCCTATGAATCACTGGGTAGAAGTTGTAGGAGAAGCTTCACACGGTAAAACTGCTATAGCTTTAAAGACTATAGCTGCAAATCAAGTTTTAGATCCAAACTTTACTGTTGTTTGGATTGCTGCAGAGCAGTTCGACAACGGATACGCACAAATGTGTGGAGTCGATACTGATCGAGTCTTATTAGTGGAAACAAATAGCATGGAGGATGCTTTTGACGCTGTTATTAAGTTTGCTGAGTCTAAGTCTGTTGATATGGTTGTTATCGACTCTTTACCTGCGCTTGTACCTTCGGCGGAGGATGAAAAAACTATGGAAGAGTTTACTGTTGGACGAGGAGCTATGCTCACAAATAAGTTCTTCCGTAAGGTTGGAGCTGCGACAAAACGTGACCTTGTTGAGGAAGAGCGTCCAATCCTTGGAATGATGATTAATCAGTACCGTATGAAGATTGGGGTCATTCACGGAGATCCTCGCACCACCCCAGGAGGTTTAGGTAAGGACTACGCCTACAGTATTCGCTGTGAGGTAAAGAGAGATGAGTGGTTAGAAATCGGAACAGGACAGGACAAAAAACGTGTCGGACAGACCATCAGAGTACGAACCATTAAAAATAAAACTTTCCCACCCCAGCAAACCGCGTATTTGGACTTTTACTTTGCGGACGGGGGAATTATCGATTCAGGGGAGTATGATAGAGCCAAGGAAATTGTTGCTTTGTCTATCCTAAACGGGATAGTAGATCGTCGTGGAGGGTGGATGTACTACGGCGAACGTAAGTGGCAAGGTGCACCGGCATTAATTGATTCCCTTAGGGAAGAAATTGAGCTAAGTGAAGAAATTAGCAAAGCAGTACTAGATACACTAAAGACTAGTCCAGTATTAGTGATCAACAGTGAAGACTGAGGGTCAAAAACAATCTCGTAAACATGAGAAGAGATTAGCAAAAGTTATCGGTGGCTATGTTAATGCTGCTTCTGGTGCTTTCTGGTCAAGAAAAGGTGACGTGCGAAGTAAAGAACTATTGATTGAACACAAGTGGACTGGTAAAAAACAGGTCACTATTAAATCTGAAGTTCTAAAAAAAATAACAAAAGAAGCCATTCTTGATGGAAGAACTCCTATTCTAGGTATACATCTAGATGGAGAAAACTATGTGATATTGGGAGAGGAGGATTTCTTTGAACTACGTAACTCTATACAAGGAGATTAATTGGAAAACAGGGATGACCTTCCCTGGGCTTGGAGATACGAAGCTAAGTGTCGTGGCGAAGACACTGAGATCTTCTTTCCACCGAGAGACAAAACGTTATACAAGCCAATTGCTGATAAAGCCAAAGCTATCTGCTGGGGAAAAGACGGACGACCTCCGTGTCCAGTAAGAAAAGAATGTCTTCGTGAAGCAATAATTAATGATGAACTTCATGGAATCTTTGGAGGAATGTCCCACAGAGAAAGAAATGCTATGAAGCGAAAGTATGAAAAACAAGGTTTAACCTTAGATAAATGGTTGGAGAAACAAGAACGCTAATGGCTAAATTTGGTGAACTAAAGGCATATTTAGATGCCGGTAAAAGAGAGACTCGTTTAATTGGGGCAGTAGAACGTCATATCTTAGTTCAACCTTTTGAGGAAAGACGTCAGGATATTCTTCACCCTTCAGATTTAATTAAGCCGGAGTGGTGTGCTCTTGCAGCCTTTCACGCCTTAAAGGGTAATTACGTAGAAACACGTGATCGTCCAGGACTCCGGCTTAGGTCTATTTTTGATGAGGGCCATGCTATTCACGCAAAGTGGCAAGGTTATCTAAAAGATATGGGTATTTTATATGGGGTCTGGGGAAAAAAAGATAACTGGGGTTTAGCGTCAGAAAATAAAAATCTTGACTATTTAGAGGTTCCCCTTTCTAGTCCCAAACATAAAATTTATGGGCATTCAGATGGGTGGATAAAAGGTCTTGGAGAAGATTTTTTAATAGAAATTAAATCAATAGGCTCCGGGACTATTCGTATGGAAGCTCCGTTTTTAATATCTGGAACAGATCTAGAGGGAGCATGGAAAAACATTCGTCAACCCTTTAGAACTCATATTCTTCAAGGACAGGTTTACCTTCATCTAGCCCATCTTATGGTTGAAGCTGGAACTTTAGAGTCTGCTCCAAATGACATAGTTTTTATTTATGAGCTAAAGGCTAATCAAGATTACAAGGAATTTGTAGTTTCTTACAACCCGGAGTACAGCGCCTCTTTCTTTGAAGCCGCACTTGACGTAGTTTGGG